ATTCTATAGGAGAAGACCAAATTTCAACATTTTCGTTGTTGTGCATAAAATTGATTTGCATCTTTTTTGTCCAATTCTGTTACGTATTCATAAACTTCTGCTACAGAACCTGTGAAATTGGATTCATCTTTATCTTGCGCTAAATCATAATTCCATCTTTCACCATCAAAGTAAATTTTCCAATTTAAATTCATATTAAATACCCATTAAATCAAACATATCTTTTTTAGCACGTCGGTTAAGAGTACCTATAGCACGGCCTGGTGTTGTACCTGTTGCAAAACGAGTTGTATCTGTAGTATCTTTAGCAAAATAAAGATCTTCTACAAAAATACATTTTTCAAAATTTTCTTTACTATTATTTCTCCATAATTGAATATTATTAGGGACTTTTACATAAAGAACTTTAAGTTTAAACAGATCAACAGTATCTTCTTTAGTTTTATGATTTACTTCTTCTGCTTCTAATACAGCAGCTACTTTACCATTATTTAATTCAATAGAGGTTAATTCTTTCTGTTTTACTGTTTCATACCAGTCTTTTTTAATAATAACGGAAACATCTCTAGTATTATTTCCATAAAAATTATTTACTTTAGGATCTTGAAGTTGTGCTTTTTCAATTGCTGTTAAATTAATAACAACTTCTGAAGTAGTTCCGTAAGATGCAATTAAATTACTTCGGTAATTAAAATCACCAGTAGAACTATTTGAAACATCATTTAAAATGTTTTGAAATTGTTTTAAAGAAACTTCAAAATTTAAAGCAGTACTATCTATATTTTCATATTCTAAAAGTAATTCGCATGCAATAAACTGTTGTAAAGCTTCTATAATAGTATTTAAAATTGTTTTAGTTTTTATAATTTTAAAATTTTTATTAACAGCATTAATAATTACTTGACGATTTTCTTCGCTAATGTTAACAAAGTTATTACGACTATGGTAATAGTATCCTTCAGTAGTTGCACTTTCTTTTAGCATAACAATAATATCATAAACTGATATTTTAGAGTCTTTTATTTTTTTCTTACTATAATTTAATGTTTCTTTAATTATTGTATTTAAATTAACATTATATTGATTAGCTATTAAATTTAAATCAAGAGTTAATAAACTTTTTAATTCTTTTAAGTTATCAGCATCAAATTTAATTTTTTCAAATAAATCTTCGTTATATCTAAAACCCATTAATTCACCATTACTATTTCACCAAAAGGAACATTATAATTTGCACCTGTACTAACCCATATAACATCGTAATCAGGATGCTTATCTGGGAAATTATGTTTATTTACATACATATCTGAAAAATAAATTAACTGATCTATTTCTAAATCATTTTCTTCAATGTAATTAAAAACTGGACGGAAACAAGTACCGCCTCCACCTTTAAACCAAAAGCCATCTGCAATAGTTTCTCCTTCTTCTAATTCTATAACTTCTGCTACTTCATAATCTGCTGACATAAGAAGTACTGATTCAGGACGAAAGTGTTCAATAAGAAAATTAGACTCTGAGAAAAAAGTAATTAACTCATCACGAGATACAGAACCAGAAGTATCAAAAGCAAAAGCTAATCGTTTAATACGAGTAGACTCTACTGTTGGCATATACAAGCCTTGGTCTAAATATTTTTTATTAGGTCTACGATAACTATAATCATCAGGAAATCTAGTTTGCATAGTAGTAAATACAAATTCTTCCCATGGTATTTTAGAATCTCTAATTTCATTAATAAGATCACGAATAGAACCTGGAATAGATCCTGGCTTTCCCATATTTTCAGCGTCTTGTGCTGCTTTAACAGTAATTCTTTCAATATCTTGCTTAAGTTCTTCTAATTCTGCATCTGAAAGATCTGAAGCTTTAACATGTTCTGGATTTGCTTCTTTTAAAACTTTTCCAATTTCACGTTGATTTTCTTCTGAAATTTTAGCTTTATTTGCAGGACCATTTTTTGCATTATAGCCCTCACCTTCTCCAGATTCTTCTTCCTTTTCTTTTTTCTGAATATCTTCAAGAATACGATAAACTTGTTGCCAAGTCATATTTTTAAAACTTCTAGCTGTATCCCAAATACCATCTTCAGGAAGGCTCATATTTTGTTCATAAATAAGACTATCATTAATTATATAATCCATAGCAATATTACATAGCTTAGGATCTTTAATTTCAAATTGTTGACAATGCTGTAAAATAATATGCATTACTTCATGACAAATTAAACCAACTGTTTGAAATTCTGTAAGAGATTCTACAAATTTAGGATTATATAAAATTGTTTTACCGTCAGTAGCTGCTGTAGGGATCTGGTCAGTTGCTAAAGTACCTACAGATAAAGCACAAGAGCCAAAGAAAGGTACTTCAAATGCCAGTTTTGTTACGGCTCTGGAAACCTTTAATTTTGCATCCATTATACACCCATTTTATTTTGCATATAAATAAGATTTGAAAGCTCAATAAATTTATTTTTATCTTCAGAAGAAAGAGGTTCAAGAGAGCCATATAACCACTCATCTGATACAGATTCATTATGGTTTGTTAATAAATACATACATTTACTTAACATACTTCTTTGTTCTAAAGTTAAATAAACTAACTCACTTAACCAACTATTAAATTCTGTCATTTGAAAATCCCATTTTAAATAGCATTTGTTCTAACTGAATAAATTCTAAAAATTTACTTTTATCATTTCCACGTAACCACCTAGTAGCATAGTTTTCCATTACTACGTCATTAGCTAATTGAAATTGAGAAGCAAGGCCTAGTAATATTCCTAACTCAGCTCTTTCTTTACGGTCAAGATAATTTAAACTTTTAACCCATTCATAAAATTCATTATTTTTACTCATAGGAATTCCTACCCTTTCAAACACTTGCTCCGGTTCATCTTCACCATGAACAAAAGCAATGTCCATATTAGAAATCATTGCTTTCCAATTTTTATTAAGTTTATGAGTTACTGCATAAGAGAGAGCAGCTTCTGCATAAGCTCTATGATTAAATCCTGGCATTATTTACTCCTTACAAAAGAAGTTCTTTACCCTCAGTTAAAAACCATTGTGTTACTACTTTTTCTTTTTTTAACTCAGAGTTACGAGCTAAACAATCACGCATACAAAAAGCAGAAAATTCTTTATTTTCAAAACGTTTAATGATAGTTACAATATCTTTAATGTTAGACTTATTAGCACGATGTGCCAAAGCAGAACATAAAGCATAAGTAATTGAAGGATCTGTTGGAAGATCATGATGCTCTGGATTTTGCATAATTTCATCAGTTTTAAGATCACGATAAATCTTAAGATAACCAGTAAAATCTGCTAAAGTACCTTCACCAATTTGACCTTTAAGTAATGCGCACATAGTTGGAAAATCTAAATCTAGTTTAATAATAGAGTCTGCACGTTCCCATGAACGAGGAGAAGGTGAAGCATTTTGTTTCGGATCAAACTTTTGAAGCCATTCAGGACGCTCTTTAATAAAACCAGTAATCTCAGCAGAGATACCTTTTGCAAGAGCATATTCACGGAAACCTTCATGATCTGTTTCAATATCAAGGTGTGTTAAGCGATCTTTAAGATGCGATGGCATTGCAGTAGTTCCTGCCTTTGCGGTCATAGGATTACCTGCACAAACTACTTGCCACCCTTTAGGTAGTTTGTGTTCGCCAATGCGACGTTCATTAACAAGCTGTGCAGCGATATTTTGGGCTGCAAGACATGACTGAGGGAGTTCATCAAGAAAGATAATACCAGAACCCTCAGTCGGCAGGAAGAATGGACGAGCACGTTCATAAGTAGAACGGTCCTCTGAAAGCTTAGCAAAGCCTGCAAGTTCAGCTGGATCAAATTGACCAAACAACACTGAAATTACTTCTTTATTCATTTTTTCGCCTAAGGCTACAATACTAGCAGATTTACCTTCGCCCGGTAAAGACCAAAGCATTGGTACAAGATACTGTGCATCTGCTGCTGTTTCTGGAAGTGCATTGTTTGCGTTAATAATAGCTTCAACTGCTTTAATTGCTTGAGTAAGTTTCATATATTCTTCTGCCTTATATAAATTAAAATATTTTAAATGTATACACGAACTGTACGACTAGCTTCGTAATAAGGATCTACTTTATCCTTTTTTAAAGTATTACGAAGAAGAAGCCTTGTAATTTTAGCTTCCATTTTAGTTTTAAATCTAAGATTAGTATAATTATTTGAACCTGAAGTTACAATTGTTGATTTCATAATAAATTTCCTTTAACATCCAACTAAATAAAAAGAATCTGAATCATCTAAAATTTCATCTAAATCATGAGATAATAACCAGTCTTCTAATTCTTGTTCATCTTTAATTATTAAATCTGCATCAGTAGCAGACTCTAAACATTCATTGCAAAGTCTTTTTTCATCATAACTATGTTCTCCGCTACTATTTGAAGTTTTTAGCAAAGTAAGAGTTTTTAATGAATTTTTTCCACAATCTTCACAATTATTCATACTAATAATTCTCTTTTAAATTCATAGTATTTATTATATGCTTTTACTGAATCATTATCATGATATTCAGGGGGCATGCATTGAGGTGGTTGTTTAAAACCAGTGTTTATTAAGTTAGTAGGTGGTTTTGATAAAATTTTTTTCATTTTTGTAATTGTTAAATGAGTTTTACCTGTTTTCTTTTTATAGATATCACCTAAAGCTAACATACAATTATAAACCCATAAATAATGATCTTGAGATTCTCTAACCCAAACAGCACTAGGGTGGTTTACGTGCGTTTTACGATAAAACCCTTCTAATGGTTCTTCAGACTCAGAATATACTTGATGACAAGTAGATAAAAGTTGAGCATACTCAAGAATCATTTTAACAACATGCTTATGCCAGATATGCATACTTGCTGCTACTTTTGGATCTTTGTCTAAATAAAATACATTCATTTGTTGTAATAAGAAACTGTTGTTTCTAATGCCTCATATAAATCATAACATTTTTCAGTTGCTATAGATTCTAAAAAAGGGTGTTCTAAATCTGAATTGTCTGCCCATAAAATAATGTTTTTCTTTTTAGTATAAGCATACATTAATTCCATAGCAGTACCTATACCCCGTCCTGAACCTCTCCTAATATCAGCAAGAATTACTAAACTTTCATTAATATCATTTAAATCTTGTTTAAAAATTCTATTACAAATATCTTTACTTTTAGTTTTATTTTCTAATAACTCATCATGAAAAGAGATACGTCTAGTAGGATCTAAAGTTTGAATGCCAAACATGTCTAGAAATTGAGTAGCATTAATACGCCAACCTTTCATTTCTTCATGTGCAACATCTTCCATAGGGCCTGCAAGATATACGTAATTATCCACTTGTTTTTCCTGTAAAATTAAAAGGATCAATATGTTTATAAATCATATTTTGTACGGCTTGAGTGTAAGCATCATAAAGCATTATAGTAAATTCAGAATGTTTTTCAGAAGGTACAAATAATTCTTTAGCCTCTTCTGGGGTTAAATCTAATTTGATTTCAATATTCATGTATAAATATTCTCCCAATTTAATTCATAATCAATAACTTGTTGTATTAATCCAATAGTCTCTACTTCACCTAAAGTAATTTCTATAAGAAAAGCTATTAATATATTAAAAACTTGTTTATCTTTTAATTCAATATCTTTATTAATTTTTTGTTGGTCTGGCTCTATAAGTAATACTCTGCTAGAAGCAATATTAGCAATGTTCATACAATAAGCTTGACCTATTTGCTTAATATGTTTTTCATCTAATAAAATATTTTCTTTAAAAACTACTTTAAAAGTTTGAGTAATCATTAGTTAGCCCAATCAGCAGCTTCACCTGTTGAATCTTCATAAATAGAAATTAACCAGTTATAACGAGTTTCAATAAATTCATTAGGTTGAATTAAATTAGATCTAATATAATTAAGTTCATTAATAGCACCAACTAAATATTCTAATATTAAATCATTAGTTCCTAATTGTTGATAATGTCTTTCATCTATCATAAATTAACCTTAAGTGGCATCGGTGCAGGGAGTCGAACCCCGGCTTACGGTTTTGGAAACCGTCGTGCTTCCGTAACACTTCACCGACATTACGTTAAAAAGCCCCTACCCGTAGGTAGAGGCTTATAGTTAATGAACGTCTGCGTAAGAGTTACCTATTGCACCGTCACCGTCCATAATATCAACACCAAATAGTTTAGGTGCTTCTTTAAAAGCTTCTATCATAATTTCTTTTGCACGATCTGCTTGTTCTTCTTTAACAGCAGCAGCAATTTCGTCATGATAAAAAATTGTAGGATAATAGTCAATTCCTTCTTTTGTCATTTTATCAAATGCATAAACTAAAGCTGCTTTGCAAGTGATAGCTTCACAAGCTTGTAATAAGTAATTAAGCGCTTGATGACTTGAAGCTGGATATACCATACGTCCATCTAAAGCTGGAAAACAACCTCTACCTTTTTCATGTTCAAATTTATAATAAATAGCGGTTACTTTTTCAGTTAGAGCTTTTAATCCAGGTAAACCTTTCATAAGAGATAATCTAGCTTTACGACCAACTTCTTTTTTACGTTGTCCTGTTAAAATTAAACCAAGTTTTTCATCACCAGCACCAAACAAAAGAGCATAAATAAAAGGTTTAGCTAATTTACGACTACAACCAATAAGTTTAGCATTACGGCTATGGACATCTGTTCCATCAGCTGAATTACCATGAATTACTGATTCTGTAAAGTTTTTATCTTTCATATAATGAGCTAGTGCTCTAAATTGATTACCACTTGAATCAGCTCCTACGATTTTATATCCGGGTTCACAAATAAGACTGCCACGAAGTTCTTTACCTCCTGGAGAATCTATTGAAGGGATATTACAAATAACATTATGGCGGCAACGAAAAGTTGGGGTACCAATAGTCCAAGTCCTACCACGAAGACGCCCATCACCTCTTTTGTTGACTTCTTCAATCCAGCCATTAAGAATACTTGCGCGAGACCGAAGAGTAAAATACTCATTGATAAGACTGCCAAATCCTGCATATTCTGTACTAACATTTTTTGTATCTAACTCTGATAGAGAAGTTTCAGTAAGCTTAGCGGTAGTTTGAACCCACTTACCATTTTCTCTTTTTACATTAAAATCATCTGGTATCCATCCAATAGTTTCCAGAAATTCTTTTAGTAAATCCATAGAGCCAATCTCTATTTTTTCTGTTTTAATTTTACAGAAAAATCCTGCTATTGGATTATCAATCAAAGCTCTATTAGGAGAAATATCAAAATGTTTTGCAACATTTGAAGTATACTCTCCTATCTCAGATTTTTTACCTGCAGCTTTAGTTAACTTTTCTACAGTAGTACCCGGTTTAATCAAGTAGCCTAAATGTGGATTAATAGTATTTTCTATTTCAGACATTCTGCTTTCCCATATTTTTAAAGCAGTATATGCACTTTTTATATTAAATACCCAACCCTTTTTACGCATTTGTAATTCATAATAAGCCCAACGCATTTCATGTTTTAAACCTAACTTAAATAAAGGTTTCTTTTCCATAATTTTACGGCATTCATTTGCAAGAAAAGTATACACTGCTTCAGTAGCTACTACATCTTGTTTACCGTAATAAAACATATCCATGTTAAATGCATCAAAATCGCCAGTGTAATCATCTTTAAGTACACCTACTCGCTTACCTAAATTTTTTAAAGAATGACCTCCGGGGTATTTATAATCTACAAGCCAACTCATAATTAAAGTATCAACTACTTTTTGTTTATCCCAGTTAGGAGTCCAGCCTGTAAGAACTTCTAAAACTTCTAAATCATAACCATAAATATTATGACCTACAAGAACATCTGCTGAATTTAAATATTCTTTAAAGTCTTCTAAGTTTCCATCTGCTTCATCTGTATAATCAGAAAAAGCATATACTTTATCAGTACCAATTTCTTTAGCAGATACCATCCATATAGTATCTACCTTTGGTATAAAGCCATTAGCTTCTAAGTCAAAGCAAATTATTTTTGCCATTTTAATCCCGCTTTTCTTCGGGTTCAATCCAATATGATTTCACCAGTTTCATAATACTTTACTAATACATTTAAATACCATTGTGCTTTTTTTAAGTCTTGTAATTTTGAATCTTTTTTACCTAAACGCATTTGATATTTGTAAATTTGTCCTAACAAATGAGCTTCTACACCATTAAAGCCTTTAAGCATATGTTGCATAAGTTCCATATATTGATAACCTGGAACTACATCTTTATAATGTTTAGGGTTAATATGATCTACGTCTTCAGATGTTTTTACAGAATCATTAACTTCTGTTAAGTTAACCATAGTTTTTATTTTCTTTAAAGTATCCATTAATAAGGAATCTCCATAGATTGTCTAATACTTTTAGCAAACTGTGCTTGACAAAACATATGGTTTACAGGAATTATAGCAAAACCTCTAAACTTCTGAATTATTTTAGCTAAATAACTGCTTTTGCATTTATGACTATAAACACCTGTTCTTAATTCAATACTACGATCAAACATTGGCGTTGTTTCAACTTTGTTACTATTTTTAGTAATCCATGCTTGAGATAAAGACATTGGAAAATCTTTAACAATAGTTTCTAATTCCCATTCAGTTTTAGTAAAAATAATTTGAATATCAATCATTTCTAAAATATTAAATTCATAAATTGAATGGATATAGTTATCTTCATACCAAGTTTCACCTATTAATTTAGGATCAGAAACTTCGTTACCAAACATATCTATAAATTTTTGTTGTATAGCAGGTAAAATAAAATTGTCTAAAGTATTACCTACCGTATTAGGCACAGTTACGTAAATATCATAATCACGAATAATTAAATCCATTGTTATGTCACGAGGAGCACCACCAGCACAAATTGCATTAGTATTAGTGATTTCACTAACGTTTTGCAATATCTCTTTAATTAAAGCAAAATCTTCACGATTATGATTTAATCCCATAGGTCATCACTACTTGCTTGCTCAACTGCTTCTGCTGAAATAACTTCAGTTTCACCAATCTCTTCAAAAGCAAGACCATTACCTGCGTTGAATTCTACAAGCTTAGTTACTTGAATTGCTACAATTTCAGTAGATGTGCCAGTACGCTTATTAAATTCCCATGGCCATTGTTTAATTTGAACATTACCTACAGAACCATTACCAATAGTGTTAGGATCAAGAGGCATTAATTGTCCATCTACAACTTTAACAGGTTGATTAGGATCACCTGTTTTTTCATAAGTTGCACGACGTTTCAAGTAAGCATAATATTGAACTTTATCATCCTTTTCTTCTGTTTTAACATTTAGCTTTAAATCTTTCCATTCTTTTGCAACATTTTTATCTTCTGTTACAACTTTAACTTCCCATACTGGTTTTTGTGGATCAAAAGCTTTATTAGGATTTTTAGGATCTAGTTTAGCCCAATACAATGAAACGTCTTTTAATACTGTCATAATTATTTACCTATAGTTTTACAATTAGTTTTTCTTTTAATGAGGTTAATATACTTTTAGCACCTCTTTATGGCGCTGAATTAATGTACAATAATCTCACAAGCTTTAATAATTTCTTTAATATCTGCTTTAGGTCTTGAATATTTTACTTCTACTACACATTTATCTATTCTTTCTTGACGAGAAAGATTATCATAAACTTCAATACCTATCCAAGCTGCTACTGTAGAGGCAGCAACCCAAATTAAAGCAAACATTAATGTTTACCTTTTAATTTTTGTAATTCATCAAAATATAGAACATGGGAAGAAAGCTGTTGATCTTTGCGATCAAAAACTTTTTCTTTCATAAAAATGCTTCCTGAAACAAGTGCGGTAATTTCTAAAACAATAATTAATACAATTCCCCACTTACCAATTTCTAATAATTTGTTAGTTATTTCCATAAACTTCCATTGCCTGGAAGCTCCTTATTGCAAGGAGCTTTAGTTTAACAAAAAGCAAAGTCAGATTTTTCTACAATTGTAATATCTAGATTTCCATACTTTACTTGCTTATTTTGCGCTTTAAATTGAATTAATAAATTTTCTAAAGGATCTGTTTTGTATAAGTTAACAAACTCTATTCTAGTTAATTGAAACAGATAACGCATATTACTTATATGACAACCAAAAGAATCATGAATAACCGTTGTAGCAAAATTACTATTAGCAACAATGTTAGTTAGATGAGCTGCATCTAAAGAATGTACAATATTAGGAGCAGCACCTGATAATTGTGCGCCTTTATCTACTTTAACTTTTTCTTCTATTTGAACTCTTAATGATCTTCTAACACCACGAGGATTCTTTTTAGTTGGTTTACCCATATAAACATTTAATCTTGTTATTTTGTTAACTATATAATCTTGTATAACCGGAAAATTAGTAGTAGGGACTAGCCACGACAAATATTGCGGTTCAATATTAACATTAAGTTTTTTCTTAAATTTAATACTACTTTCTGTTGAATTTAAACAACCATTAATATCTTTTAAACTAATATCTTTTAAGTATTTTAAAGTCATCATATCTGCACATTCTTCTGGGCTATCATATAATGCTTTATGACCATCTGTTTTATCTTCAAAGTAAACTTTACTATTAGATTCTTCTGCAATAGTCTTAAAAAGTTTAAGCATAAAAGCAGGGCCTTTTAAATCTTCTAAACAAGTATCTAATACTAAATCTGCAAATTTATTAGTCCAAGGTCTATACTTAAGTCTTAAATTTTCATCACCTAAGCCTTTAGTGTCATCAAAGATTTGTTCTCGACAACCAGCTCTTGTTACACCGTAACCTAAAGTCATTACAGGGCGTTTTACAATTTTACGTCTTTTACTTTTAAATTGTAACCAGAAGTTAGGCCAAAGATCAACCATTTCTTCTCTGTGCTCATCTGTATACTTAAAATATTCTTCATACGCTTTATCTACGGCTTCTTTTCTTTTTGCATTATCTTCAATATTAGTAGCTTTTTCTCTTTTAGATAATAATTTTTGTATATCTTTCATATACTTTTTCATTTTAATATTATTATTAGGATCAGCTAATTTTTCTAATTTATTCCATACACTATCAGCGATTGCTAAATAAATATCGCCGGGTTTATTATTAGTTTGATCTGCAGTACTTAAATTTACAAGAGGTGCTGATTTTTCATCTTTAACCATAGCGGTTAAATGTTGAATACCATTATTAGAACCGTCAATAAAAATAGGTAAATTACTCCAAAAATCATTTGGATTATTACCTTTTTCTATCCACTTATTAAGTCTTTCCCATTCAAAACAACAAGCTAAAAAGGACCAAGGTTTATCAGCATTGCACCAGCCTCGATACTCTGTTGGACTACTTGCCCATATAAGCATTTCACTCATATGTGAATTTACCCAATCTACTCTTTTATCTAAAGAAACTTTATCATAACCAAAAGAATTAGCTGTATGTACTGCTAACCAATACAAACCTTCTTCTTCAACTCTTTCAGAAAAATTATATAATAAAAGACCTTTAGCGTTATCAGAAGATTGTTCATGTAAATAAATAGTTGTTGGATATATACGACCTCTAAAATCACAATTATACATATGATAGAATATAGATCTATTAGCATCTTGTTTTTCAGCCATTTTCTTAATAATAGAAGCTTCAAGCTTCATTGACTTTCTTGCTTGAGGATTAAATTCTTTCATAAATTTAAAAGGACTTAATTCTACATTTTCTTCTACTATTAATTTTTCGTATACTTCTAAAACTTTAGAATTAATTATATAACCTTGTTGTTGTAATTTATTAAGCGCTTTAAAAACTTTAGGCATATTTTCAATGCTAACTTTGTCTGTAGTTTCTTCACTACTATCTCTAATTAGTTTAACATCGTTATTAATACCTTCTGTCCAATTAGGAACAGGCTCATTATAAGGTGTGTCTTCTGCTGTAGAATCAATATTAGTTTCTTCTACTAGAGTTTGAAAATTTTCGTCATCTTTAAGTAATATTTTTAATACACTATGTTTAGAATTCTTTTCTACTGAAGCTTTTAAATAAACTAAATCAGAAAGAATATAAGAATTTACAATAGTACAGCCACCTACAACTGCACTACGAGTGTCTAAAGGTAATCCTGCTTTTTTACGTAAACGTTTACCTATTGCACTAGCTGTATCTGTTAAATTACCTGATTGGCCAATGCAAGAAACCATTGGTGCAATAGATACTTCTAATATTTGGTTAAGAGTTAGCTTATCGGCTTTGTAAGCTTCACGTAACCATTTGCCCATAGGACTGCGACCATCTATTGATAGTACTGCTTGTTCTATAGCATTTAATAATTTTTGTCTTACCATAGAGGATAAATCCATCTTACAAAAAAAAAAAAAAAAAAAAAAAACCTGTACCCTACTCTAAAAA